CAGATCTAAGTTCTTATTTTTACACTGATCAAAATCGCAGTAATCCCACACGCATTACAACTGCATTTGGAGATGGATGGTGGCACATGAACAACTACGATACCTGGCACGAGGGATGGAATCGCACTGATCAAGTGAGATACAGTGGGCTATTGGGCTTGACTATCTACACCGCCGACTTGCCTGAAGACGATCCACAATTCCCACACTGACGATTGCATATAACCAAGCGTCCTTGATCAAACTCAGGGATAGACCAGGTTTTTTCAATTTCCTCAAACCAAGCCATACACGCTTCCAAACTGTGTTCTATAGCATTGTTAAAACCAATCATGTGTGAGAACTGTGCATTGGCAGCATCGTGCCAGGCACCTCGTCCAAATGTTTTTGGTTCAAATCCAAGATAGCAACAAGGATACACATCTCCTGTGCTGGACACATAGATTGATTTTTTCTTTTCAACTTCACATGCAATAGGTTGCGGAGTTTGCCCTTGTGTGATTTCTTCAAATGTAGTTGACCCATTGATCCGTCGATTTAACATGTCATCAAAACTGCTGTACCACTCCGGCTGTTGACCAATAAAGTGCGTGAGTTTTCCTTTGCGGTCAAACACAGGCCCGACATTTCTGCCATAGTCCATGAGCTGGAAACGTTTAAATCCCATGCTCTCGCTAAGTTCACGTGCTGTCTGTTGCTGATGACGGTTGTGATCAAAGTCAATCATACGCCAAGTAGCATGCCCTCCCGCATCAATAAATGCTCGAGCATTTCGAATCACTGTGCTGTACACAGTATTTTGTCTGTACAGGCTGTGTGTATCTTCTAGGCCATCAATGCAGAAAAACACACAGACATCAAGTTCAGCAAGCCTTTGCCAGAAGTCTGCGCCACGTGCTCCGCCATTGGTGCTGATACCTACGTGTATACGTGATGAATGCGATTGAAAATATTCGATTATATCAATAGTCTCTGTATTCATTACTGCATCGCCAAAGTTACCATTGATATACAATTCATCTAGCTGTTGAATAAATTTAGGTTGAAAAATGCGTTGCGCATCTTCAAGTGTTAAGTCGCGCTCAGTGTACCCATTGTTGTATGGGTATCCGAAGAAACTTCTAGGGCACAATGGACAATTTGCATTGCACCTACTAGAAATTTCCAAATGTACATGACGTATTTGGTCAAATGCGTACATTAGCCAGTTTTGATCTTTCCAAGTAACTGTCTGAGCTTGGCGCTTTGCACGTCACCATCTACTTTGGCCGGTGGTTGTTCCCATGCAGGAGTTCCTGTAGCTCGCTCCCAGGATGTGGACTTGGGAGTGTTACCTTCTATTTCATCTGCTGCCTTGACTTGACTACGAGCTTTGATACTATCCATTAGAGAACTTTGTGGCTTGTTGTAGCCTGTGCCCTCGTCGCCACCTTCGTCTGTGATACGCATGGTTTCAATATTGTATTCCAAGTCAATCTTTTGTCCCACACCTGTTGATGAGCGAGACTTCATACACTGGATCTGATACTTGCCGCGCTCTTTCATGGCACGACTTGTAAAGATACCGAACACGTTATCCGCTGTGTTGATCTTGGAAATACCACCTGAAATGTGTGAGTGATCAAACTCAATCTCTTCCACAGCACTACGATTCAACTGCGATGCTGTTACCATTAGCACGCCCAGTTCCTTGGCCAAGTTACGCAACTCCTCACTCACGTACTTGTCTTTGACAAACAAGTCATTGGGACTGACTTTGGCAGAGACTGGCATCAGCAAGTCCAAGTAGTCAATCATCATAAAGTCCACTTTGATGCCTGTTTGGATCTGTACTTCTTTAATGTAACTGCGGATGTCGTTAATGTTGCTTTGCGCTGGCAATGCTTTAACACGATACTGTCCAGACTTCTTGCCCACAAGCATGACCTTCATTGTGGTTGTGTCAATGTCCTTGCGAATATCTTTGGTGCTCATTTGCGTTAACATAGCATCTGTACGCAAACTTGTGAGCTCTTCTGAAAGTTCTAGTGTAATATACACACCACTCAAACCTTGTTGTAACCAGTTCAATGCAATGTTCATCATCACAAGCGATTTACCTGAGCCTGATCCACCTGCAAAGATGTTGAGTTCACCACGGCTGAATCCACCATACAACAACTTGTCCAGTTGTGGCCAACCTGTTGAAACTTGCCCACCTGAATTAAAGTACTTGTTAATACGAGCACTGGGATCAGCAAAGTAGTCTGTACCCATGTCTTTGGTCAAGCTAATCTGCACGGCGTCTTTGATCAGTTTCTCTACTGGATCAAACTCGCCCTTTTCCAACAAGTCTGCTGCCTTTAAAATAGCACGTTCAAGTTCTTGACGTTTGGTAAATGCTTCAAACTCCTGCATGAACCAATCATAGTGTCCTTGATTCAAGTCTGGCACTGGCGCAAGTTTAACTCCTGTGGTTGCAGAAATCTGCAACCTGTCGGGCATGGTCTTGTGCTTGTCACTGTGTTCTTTGATGAACTCTGCGGCTTTGCGCAGACTACGGTCAAAGTTCTCTGGGTTGTAAATATTTTGAATGCGCACATAGCTAGACGCATCTTCTAACATCATCTCTAAAAATAGTCTTTGGACATCAAGTCCGTAATCTTTTATCATTGTGCCAACCTTTACTCTGTTTTAATTGTTGCTTGAAATATATCATTGTCTATGTGTGTCCAAGTTATCAATGAATCATTGAGTAAACAAGCATCTCCACATTGTGATTTGTTATCTAGATGTAAAAATCCACTGGGTGTTCCATATATACGAATTCCTAGTTGTTCTGCAACCTTGCACAAGTTAACTAATCCAATACTTTTTCTGTGAACACAAGGAATCCAGGCCTGTCCTACTACTAACCAGGATTTAACATGTGGGACTGATGTAGTATAATGCTTGATAAAACTGTCAATGCTGTATAAAGCAAATGTGCTCGGGCCAAAAACTCTGTCAATCATGTGCTGACTCATAACATAATTATTGCATTGTTTTACCAACTCTGACATAACATCTGCATCATATTTTCTCCAATTATAATGCAACAGTGTGTTATAGATACTTGGATCAGAATAATCAATTTTGGTGTGATATGATGCATTTATAATACTATGCCAAGAATATTGACTGAGATTTTGACTTAGTTGATCCAACCAAATCAATTGTTGTGGTGTTACATTTTTATCGTTTGGTATTTTTTCCCAAAGATTAATGCATATTAATCCGTTTATATCATCTAAGGTCATTTTTTAATTTTATTAAGTTTTTTAACAAGATGTTTTTTAGATATTTCTATCTTGATTTTACTTGTTTCTCTTGATTGCATTATAGTCAGCAAGGTACCAAGTCGACCCAACTCTACCACAGCATCGTTTACATCTTTAACGTGCGCAGGCCAGTTGGGTATGCTCACAGCCCATCCTAGTTCTACAGCACGATCAATTAGTTCTAGGCCAGCCACATCTTGGTCTGGCACTACTGTTATTTGTTTTCCTAGACTGCGTATGAGTCTAGCCTGTCCATCGCTGATGGTGTTGTGCATCACGGCAAGTCCTCCAATGCTGAGTGCATCAAAGATACCTTCCATTACTAACGCATGGTCCCAGGCTTTGTTTTGTAGATCTGTGCCAAACACATAGTTAGGTTGGCTGTCGGATATGTACTTAGGCGTTTTGTTGTCGAGAAATCTACATGTATAACCCACAATCTGGTCATTATGGGTAAATGGAATTATCACATGCGGTCGTGTCCAGTGGATGCCATCGTTTTGTATCTGTACCATTACAGGAAAATCTTTGGGAACCTTCCTTGAACGCACGTAGTCTCTGTAGTTGCCCTCGTCTATCAACAGTTCAGCATATGGTGGCAAGTCACGTTCTTCAAACTCAATTGCGCTTAGTGCGTTAACTATCTTCTGCCGATCTTCCAATATGCCATTGATGCTTTTATGGCGTAGACTTTCTAAATTGAGATAATCAATTTCTGCATCAGGTACACCCAGCCAGTTCAAGAGCCTGCGGGCCTTAAAGCTCACTGAGCGGCCAAGGATAAAACTAGCGGTGTATCCACAGTTGAAGCAGTGATAACTCCAACCTTGTTCGGTGGCCTTTAGACCACCACGTTGTCTTTTGTCCGGAGTGTTACCATTATGACCACAGCAAACCGCATTGAAACTGATCCATCCTGACGGAGTCTGTTTGCGTTTGCTGGGTAAGTAGGAAACAATGTCTAGCATCTGTATAGTATAACAGATCTATCGACAAAGATCAATCAACGATACATCAAATTGGTAACAGTGCCGTTGTTTATGACAACACTGGCGTAGACCGGATTACCAAATGTAATTGGCAAGTATCCTGAACCACCATTGGTCACTGTGATAGGACCACATCCACCATCTGCACCCAATGTGGCTGTGGCCTTGGCTCCTGCACCGTTGCCCACAATCAACACATTTGGAGGAG